AAAAAATAAATTGATAAAATATATTTATCTATAATAAAAAATCTTAAAGGAAAATAAATATTTAAATACGATATACCATTAATATTATTACAAGTTAATAATTTAATTAATGATAAATCATATTTATTTATATTATTATCAGTTATACTAATATTATTTGTAATATTTTCAAATATAGATAATATAAAATATTTTTCATATTTAGTTAATGTAAATAAAGTATATACAACTTTACTATTGATAATTATTGGTAGTTTTACAATCATAAATTATTAATAATTTTAAAGTAATGCTTAAATAATAAATTATATAAAGCGTTTAAAGATTATTATACTATTAAACTAATGGAAAATAATGATTTTGAAAGTTTAAATTTAGCTACTAATTTATTAAAGGGTGTATATCTATATGGTTTTACAAAGCCATCAAAAATTCAAATAACAGGAATTAAAAGTATTAATACAGGTAAAGATTGTATATTACAATCCCAATCTGGAACAGGTAAAACGGCAACTTATTTATTAGGTATTTTAAATAGAATTGATATAACAGAAAAAAAATGTCAGGGAATTATTTTAACACCAACCCACGAATTATCAGAACAAGTATATAACGTAGCTATTGAATTAGGAAAATTTACTGGTATTAATATAGTTAAATGTATTGGTGGAACAAATATGATAGAAACTAGAGAAAGTTTAAAAACAGTTCAGTTAGTAATTGGAACAATTGGACGGGTTAGTCATATGATTACTGAAAAGAGAATTAATACCCATACAATTAAATTTGTTATATTAGATGAAGCTGATGTAATGTTAGAAGATGGGTTATGTGATAAATTAAAATTAATATATGAAAAATGTCCTGAAAATATACAAGGTATTATGATATCTGCAACAATGTCATATAATGTTATGAACGTATCTAGACATTTATTACATGATCCAATTAAAGTTCTTTTAAAAAATTCAGAAATTGCTGTTGATTTGATTAGTCAATTTTATGTAAATGTTGAATATGAGGATTTAAAATTTGATACTTTATTAGATTTATATAGTATTATGTCAACATCACAATCAATTATTTTTGCAAATACAATAAAAAAAGTAGATTGGTTAAAAGAAAATTTAGAAAAAAATAATTTTGAAATTACATATATTCACGGTAAAATGACTTCCAAAGAAAGAGAAGATATTGTTAAAGAATTTAGAGATGGTAAAACTAGAATATTATTAACTACTGATTTATTAGCACGTGGGATTGATATACCACAAGTTAATTTAGTAATTAATTATGATTTACCCCCTAATAAAGAAACATATATTCATCGTATTGGACGTTGTGGTAGATTTGATAAAAAAGGGGTAGCTATTACAATGGTTAAAATGGAAGATGCATCAGATAATAAATTATTTACTAGAATGACATATTATTATCGTATTAAGATTGATGAATTACCAGACAATATAGAAAAATATTTATAGGAAAATATTTATAGGACAAATATAATTATTTTATTTATAATAATAAATAAAATAATAATAAAATAATTTAATAAAATAAATTAAACTGGTAAAAAGAAATCAATTAAACTGGTAAAAAGAAATCATTTTTAGTAAATCCAAATTTAATAACATCATTAAATAGGGCTTCTTCTTCTAATCCAATAAATGTAATACGCCCACCATTTTCATTTTTGGTATATTCTGAATTTTCTAATTTATTTGTATCTAATAATAATTCAAAACATCCTGTTCCACCTGGTATAACACGACCTAACATAACTCTTGAACTTACAGATTCAATATTATCTTTTTCATTAAAAATGGCAGCATTTAAAAAATGTTCCATTGTTTTTTCAAAAGATGCTTTAGCAATAGGTTCCGAATCTATTTTACCTAATCCGTGACGATCAATGGATGTAATACCGCCTGTATGGGTCATCATATCAATTAATACAGTCATATGACTATTATTAATATTTGATGAAGAACCACCAGCATTAAATGTTAAATTTAATTCATTAATTAAAATTTGTCTTACTGATTCAATACCGTATAATCTATATATTGTACTAATATCATTACAACATGATAATCTATGATTAATACCTTTAATATATTTTAATTTTTCAAAATTAATACCGGCAGTATAAACAATGTATTCTTTTGACACATCACTATCACCTGTATCTTTATTAAATCTTAATTTTCTTTCATAAGTCATATCACTACTTTTAATATTATCAATTCCTTTTAGACTTATTTGTGTTAATACTATTTTTAAAAAGTCTGTTAATAAATTATAATTAAATGATGACATATTAAATCTAATATGAATAATTTGATTATCAACCGTTGTATTTGATAAAATAGCACATCTACTAATTTTACTAAATATATCTTTTTCTACTTTTTTCATATTCTTAAAATTAGTAAAATTTTTAGACCAATTACTAATAAATTTTGTTTTAATATCTAATAATGTAGTTTCCTTATCATGCATTATTTCCATATTTAATTTTATTCTAAATACAAATGGCATTGTTGATAATTCTGTCTTTTGATTATTAATAAAAAATGGTGTTGACACATTATCGGCTTTAACCATTTTAGATATATCATCATTTGCATTTACATTATATATTATTTCTGCACTTGTTATTAATTCTTTTATTGTTAAATGATTAAAATATGATGCTATTTTATTTATCTTTGAACGATCATTTGATATTTTATCGTCAAAATATACAGTCATTTGTGGTGTCTTAATATCTTTACTATAATGTAATATTTCTTCAATACGTCCTACACCCATATTAGTTGTACTTTTTGATGCTACCCCCGCTGAATGTTTAGTGTTTAAGGTATTATGAACGATTATACCATAATCTGTCATAAATGTTTGATTACTAGGAACTGTAAAATCATAAACATAATCAGTTTCCTTTATTGTATAAATTTCAATATCAATAACTTCATCCCAAATAACATTAGAATTTAATGCTTGTTTTAGTATTGTTAATTCATCAATTATTATATGACTATCTTTATTCCCCTCAAATATTTCAATGTATTTATTTAAAGTATATCTATCAGTATCAATATCAATATCAATATTATTATTTTGAATAGATAAATTTAATACTTTATTACATTTATTAATAATTTCTCCTAATCCATTTATTTTATCTATATCATCATCTAATACAATATTACTAGAAACATAATTAACTATTGTATTTAATTTATTTACATATACTATAGTACCAATATGTTGCTTATATAATATACTATATTTTGTTGGTATGTCTAGATTATATATATTAGAACCATTTATAGAATTACTATTAATAGTTCCAAATATATCAAAGTAATTTAATAATAATGCCATATCTTTAATCAACTGTTTATTCTGACTACAAACACTAAATTGATAATTTAAATCATTAGGTTGAAAATTACAATTTACATCAAAATAAGCTTGTATTAATCCAGATTTAAATTCGTTAGGTGCAATGAATGCAAAATCTGGAATATTTTTTATTAACGAATTCTTACAACAAATACCAACAACTAATTCGTATAATTGGTTACAATTAAAACGAGTAAAAGAGCATTCACTATTAATTTTATCAGCATGTATTATTGTATCAAATAATTCTTCAAATTTAATATTACTATTAAAATCTTCTGCTAAATAAGCACCAATAAACCATCCAAATAAATAATCTAACTTGAAAGTAGTACCTTCTATTTCCATATTTTTTTTAATAAATATATCATCTATATGTTTAGCAACAGGAATACGCATACCAATTTTCATATCACACCCTTCTATAGGTTCAACAGTCTGATTTTTACGTATTAAATGAGAATGACTTGTTGTTGTATGAACGGTTCTACCACTTTTAGTAGTTATTTTCATAACTGAACCATTTACTGGATGACGACTAATATGTGATATTTTATTCCAATGTGTTTTTTCTTTACTATCAACACCAATAATATAATATTCGTTTTCTAATGTTTCCAAATCAGTTTCAACACTATTTATATGACCGGTATTAAATGTTAATTGTGGATAGTTATTAATAATATTATCACAAAAGGTTCCAATTTCAGTTGATACCATAACAATATCATTTGTAATTTTATTTTTAATAACTATTTTATTAGATTCATTACCTAATAATGACATTTGTAAGATTGGTTCACCAATTGATTGGGCAGCAACAACGCCAACCATTTCTCCTGGATGAACTATAGCTTTAATAAAATTAATTTTAATATCGGCTATTAATTTATTAAAATCATTTTTAGATAGACCATATTCAAAAATACATTTTTTAGGACAAATATAATCATGTATGGCAATTTCTAATAAATATTTTAATTGTCGGTCATCATTTAATAAATATGTATCATTATGTTTTAATCCAGCAATTAATCTTGTATCAGGACTATCTAATAAATTATTAATAGCAATAACTATATCTTCTGGTTTTAATTCTAAATTTACTTTATTTTTTGAATAAAACTGGGTCAACCTTTTAAGATTAACTGGTAACATATATTTTTCTTCTAATGTTTTATAATTATTATTAGCAATAGATTGAATAACTCTTAATTCATCACGATATTTTTTAATTTTATCAATATATTGTTTATTAAAATTATTAATATTTTTAATTTTATGTTCTTTTTCTATTTTTTTAATTTCATCCTCATTAAAACCATATGTTTGTTCTATTTCAATATTATTTAATGCTACTAAATTTATAGCTAGTTCTGTTTGTGATGACTGTTCAATACCATTTTCACCATAAATATATTGAATTATAATATTTTTAGCATTTCTATTAGTATTATCATATTTAATAATTAAATCTTCAAGACCTTTAATTAACTGTCTTTGAATATAGCCAACTTTTGCTGTTTTAATAGCGGTATCAATTAAACCTTCACGACCTGACATTGCATCATAGAAAAATTCATATGAATTTAAACCTTTTAAATATGAATTTTTAATAAAACCTCTAGCTTCTGGGGTATCATCATCTTTATGAAATATTGTTAAAGTTCTATTTTCTATTTTCTTTTTTATTCTAGAACCTTCAATTGATTTTTGACCTACACAACCCATAATATGTTGTAAGTTCATAGCATCGCCTTTAGATTTTGAATCTATACAAACAAATAAATTATTATCAGGACCTAAACTTTTTAATAGCATATTACCAATATCTGAACTGAATGAATTTAATTCGGCAGATAAATCAGCTTCAATAATTGAAACATCAATCTGTTCTATATCATTTTCATATTGTGTTAATGCTATTTTATATTCTAATATTTTATTACTAATAAGAATATTAACTTGTTCTTCTGTTTTAGGATCGGATATACAATCTTTTATTCCCATTGTAAATCCTCTATAATTTAAAAACATTAATGCTAGTCTTTGGGCGTCATCAATAAAACGTCTAGTTTTATCGGGTCCATATTTATCCCATATGAAATGAATAATAGAATTCTTTACTGTTGATAATGTATTTTTATCTAGGGTACCTATTAATAATTCACCATTAATAATTTCAAGAACTTTTTTACCATTTTTTATAATTATATTATTAATACCTTTTGGTATAATATGTGAAAATATTTCATGTCCTGTATATCTTTTATTTTTATCAATTTCATATTTAGTATCAGATGTAGTAGTACATAGGAAATTAGAAACATCTGCACCTGAAATACTATTATTTAATTTTGTTAATAAATATGATCCTGACAATGCATCTTGAACACAACCAATAATTGGATTAGAATTTTTAGCACCTATTATTTGATATTTTACATTTGCTATACGTTTAAGTTCATTACGAGCTTGTACGGATTGTGCCATATGTATATTCATTTCATCGCCATCAAAATCTGCATTATAAGGTTTACATACTGATACATTTACTCTAAATGTGTGTACGTCATCTCTATCTAATACATGTATTTTATGACCCATCATTGATGGTTTATGTAATGTGGGTTGACGATTAAAAAGTACATAATCACCATTAACTGAATGTCTTTCAACAACATCCCCAATATTTAATTTAATAGATTTTTTCCTATATTTTAAATCTATTTTTTGAATTTCTGGTTTACCATCTTTATGGATTGTTCTAACAACAAAATTAGCACCTGGATATTCATCACGACCATTTCTAACTAATTCTGTTAAATGTTTAATATTAAAAGGCGTTACTTCTTCTGGTATTGTTAATTCTATTGCAATCTTTTTTGGTATTCCAACTTCATCAATATTAATATTTGGATCAGATGTAATTACTGAACGGGCAGAAAAATCAACACGTTTACCCATTAAATTACTTCTTACTCTTCCCCCTTTGGATTTAATTCTTACTGATATTGATTTAGTCGGTTTACTACCTGATTTAAATTCAGATCTTGGTAAAGATACTGATTCGTTATCAAAATAAGTAATTATATGAAATTGTAATAAATTACTAATATCTTGATTATAAGTTGATAATTCATTGGATACAACTTTTTTATCAAGTTGAGATCTAACTCTTTTATTTGCATTAATAATATCAGCTATTTTTAAAGTTAAAGAATCTTCCATAGTTGAAGATTGCATAAAATCTATTTTTGCTGTAGGACGTATAATTACTGGTGGAATGGGAAATTTTTCAATAATTAAATCTTCTGGTCTGGCTATTGTTGGATTAAAACCCAAAATATAACAATCTGTTTCTGATAAATTTCTTAATATATTATAACAATCACGGGGTGTTAAAATTTTAGTAGTTTTTTTAACCATATCACTAACATTTCCTGTTTTATCATCAGTTGATTGAATACCAATATCTCTTTCTAAAATTAATCTTAATGATGCAGTACTTTCTTTTTCTTCTTTTTTAATTTTCCCAACAGGGGTACCACAGGTATAACAATAATTGGTATTTTTTGTTAAATTTTTAATTTCTTTGAATCTAATTTCGGATTTTTTATTTAATCCTTTTTTAAATAGTTCATCTGTTTTTTCTACAAGAATTTTAGAACATTGCAAACAAATACATTGTAATATTGATTTTAAAAATGGGAAAAATCCATAATGAAATACCGGTTCAGCTAATTCAGTATGACCGAAATGACCCGGACAATCAATTGAATTTAAACCACAAGTAGTGCAATTTAAATATATATCACAAGTGCCTAAACGTAGGTCAACTAAACCCCCTTTTTTGGGTTCATAATTTTCGTAAGATTCGGGTAAATTAATACCAAACGGATCATTACTAACGGCAGAATAAGACTTAACTTCTTTATTTGTAAAGACAGCAAAATCTATTCTTTTTACGGTTTTTATATCTTCAGTGTAATATTTAGGTTCGATAGACATACTTATTATTATATGATAGAAACCTTTATATATTAAATAATCAAATTTTTTAATAATTAATTTAAATTATTAATTTCAATTAATTATTAATGATAGAAAAGATAACAGTTAATGTTCTTGAACGTATTATTGACGAAGTCAAAAAAGATGAAAATCAAAATAAAATTGAAATTGAAATAATAAACCCACTATTAATAAAATTTTCAAATAAAATTTATCCATACATAAAAATTGGATTTATTATATATATTATTAATTTTATAATGGGTGTTATAATTTTAAGTTTATTATTAATTATTAATAAAAAATCTATTTTAAAATATAATGAATAAAATTAATTATAATTATATTTTAAAATTATTTATAATATTTATAATTTTATATGGTTTACTTAATATTATACCTGTTTCTACAATAAATAATAATGACCTATTTTTAATTATATCAATAGGTATTCACGCATTTTATTTATTAAATATATAATTAAATAAATATTATATATATAATATTATAATGAGTTTGTCAATAAATGATAAAAAAATTAATAATTTATTTCGTTATATTTTTACAAAAATAGTTAAACCACATACAAATATAATTATTAATTTATTAAATGATACTACACATAATAGAACACAAGAAATGATTACAGAACTGAATAAATATTTTAAAACTATATATACACCATATCAAATTAAAGCATTGTATAATAAATATGGAATTGTTATTGAAACAAATAATTTAACACGTTCATTGGAAGTAGCAAATATTGAAACATTTATTGATGATTCGTCACTAGATAATCAAGCATCACTAGA